TTAATTCTCGTCAATTGAGGCTGTGACTATCTTGCAGTCCTCTTGAGTGATCACTGCGCTGGCCGAGCCAATCGTCATGCCGCCGAAGCCATTGCTGGCTCGAAATTGCATTGAGATATTGTGAGTTCCGATGTCTGACACTGGTGAAACCAGGGTCTTGATGTGCTCGTAGCTATCCGGATCAACCAGTCGATCTTCGACAAAACGTTCCAGGTCTGGGTAAGAGCCGTCCCATGCGCTTAGGCAATGGAAGCCTTTGCGTTTGTCTTCTTCGCGCTCCGCTTTGGCCTGTGCAATGTCAGCATTGCTCTCAGAAGAATCCGAGAGTGCGACCGCTCCAAGCCCGAGTGCTGCGCCAATTACTAGGTATATGAGGCCGGTTTTGCGGGTCAATTTTTTTGGGGGTTTGATCACAACAACTAAGCCAGCAAACAGCAAAAGAGCGCCAACGAATATAAGAAAATCAAGCATAGTTCCTCCTGTGATCTAGCCGCAACTGACAGGCGATGACTCTTCTTATCGCTGCGCCAATGAAGCTGCAAACTGTCGCAGGCGTCTGCAGGTTTATACATAGGTTTCTGACAATTGCTGATTTTTTTATTTTGTCAGAGGCAGCTGAGATCATGGCCTGGAGCAAAAGCACGATAGTACGATACAGAGAGTTTTTTTCGAAATTCGAGCAGCTTTGTGCGAAGTTTACTTTTAGGAAAGTACACTTTTCACAGTTTTTTTTTGATCCAGGCAGAGCAATTGAGAGCTCAAGGTTTTCAATATTTATGGTACCGCCATAAATATTGATTCCAGTTGCTTCGGTCGAGGTGTTGTTATCATTCTCACCGAGCGATTCTCTCATGGCGTTCTGGAAAGATAGTCGCGCCTTGTCGATCTGGGTGCGTTTGTCCATGAAACCTCTAAGATGCTGCTTGCATCAGGTAGCGCATCATTTCTGGCCCTACCTGGTTACCTTTTTCACGTTCTGCGAGCATCATAGCGTAACCTAATGTAATTAGGCGAGATTTTTGTTTGTTGTCCCACTTGAGGTTATGCTGAGAGCGAAAATTCTCCAGCTCCTCAATGATCATCATCAATAGATCCTGATCGAGAGGTTTCGCCTGTGTTTGGTCGCTAGATTCTTCGGCACCATGCAGTATTTCGCCGGTTGCGATCCAGTCAATCGACACATTGGCCAACTGTGATAGCTCACGAATGCCGAAAAAACTCGGTCTTGCTTTACCATCGCGCCATTGAGCCAAAGAATCTTCGGATATACCAATTGCACCTGCTGAATTTCTAAGTCCTCCAGCACGATCTATTGCAATTGCAATTCGACTTCCGAGTTCAGGCGTGTAACCCGGAACAAGCGTTCCGGCTTTTTTCTTCTCTTCCGAGTTTGATTTTTTTCTTTTCATAACAGCAACTTATGTCTAATTGCCGATTAAAATCGGACTTTAGGAACACGGAACATATTTTTCTCGTTGAAATCCGATTATTATCGGATTATCGTATTCCTCGTTCACGGAATTTATCATTCCAAGTCTATCGGCCTGGCAGGGCCGGGAAGTTCGAGGAGATGCCAATGGTGCGCAAGCACGACAAAAGCCCTCAGGAGATCCGGTTCGAATTGAACCAGAAGGGGCTTACCTTTGCTGATGTAGACCGTGCTTCCGGTTTTCGCGTCGGTACGACACGCGATGCAACCCGTCATCCCCATGCCGAGGGTGAGCAAGCGATCGCAGAAGCACTTGGTCTACGGGCAAAGGATATCTGGCCGTCGCGCTACGACGCCAAAGGCAAGCGCCTCAAACCTCAACCTTCCCAGAACTATACGGATCGGCCACGGCTTCGTCACTGTCTAAAAGGAGAAGCAGCATGAACAGTGATTTCATTGCCTGGTCTCGTTTGTCTGATCTGGGAGCTCGCGAAACAGTTTCAGTATTGCCTGCGCAAGTTGAGCCTCTGCGCCTTTCGGAAACATGTACGTCATTTCGGTCGGTAGCCCATGATCAAAAACGATCAGAGGTCTTCCAAGCATTGAGTCATGAATTGCTGAAACAGTTTTCGGTTCGCGAGCTGACAGCCGAGTTAGTCCTCCGGACGAAGCGGTGTCTCTGCCGAGAAACCGATCTCTCGCCAAAGCATCGGCGTTCTGGAGGTCTCTCATGAGGGCTGCGTTGTCTGGTGATCTCATTACTATTTCTATGCGTTCGTCGTGGGTGCCAACCAAGCGCATGGTCACTGTTTTCCCATCCTTGCTCACATCTGTTGGAAGGTGTGTGGCGAGCGTCATGTTCTTCGACTTCATCAGATTTTCCCTAGTTCGGTTTGTTTGGTCGCTTCCGATCATAGGGAAAAGTGGCGGCGGCGTGAAACCCTCTCTCAACTCCCGCGCCGCCGCCATCTCTCATCGCTTCTCTTACGGTTCTTATGAGGCTCTGAATGGCTGAAATGTTTGACATTGAACGGATCAACGTTGGTGAACGTTTGCGGGCTGTTGACCCGGATCATGTCGCGGTTATTGCGGACAGCATCCGCCAGTGTGGGCGGGTTTTGCAGCCTGTCGCCATTACCCAAACATTGTCAGGTGACTGGATGCTGATCGCCGGAGCGCATCGTCTTGCAGCGGCCCGTATGGTTGGGCACACAGAGATCCCGGTTGTCATTCATGAGGAACTGAATGGTCTGCAGGCAAAGCTGATAGAGATCGATGAGAACCTTCTAAGACATGAATTGAACCCGCTGGATCGGGCGGTCTTCCTTGCCGAACGCAAGCGCATTTACGAAGAGCTACATCCTGAAACAAAGCACGGTGCAAACGGAGGACGTGGCAGCAAAAAGAATGAAGAGGCCACTTTGGCCTTTTCAAAAGATGCGGCTGATCGCACCGGGCTGAGCGAGCGAGCGGTCAAACGTTCAGTGCAGATCGCAACGCACCTTTCCCCAGAAATTCGCAAGAACCTTGCCGGCACCGACCTTTCCAAAAACCAGAGTGAATTGTTGCTGCTGGCGAAGCAGGAACCGGATGCACAGGTCAGGATCGTTGAATTGATCCTTAATCAGAAAGACGGGGTTAAATCGGTCAAGGCCGCAATTGAACGGACCAGCGGCAAACCGAAAGTGGTGGCGGATGTCAACCAAGCACAGGTCAAGAAGCTTCTGGATGCCTGGCGCCATGCGGGCATCTCGGCACGGCGGATGTTTATCCAAGGGTTGCCCGCAGGCGACCAGGCATTGTTGCGCAATTTGCTTGATAACGCGGTTCCCGACACTGAGGAGGCCGCATAATGGCGCGAGTGAGGTCAGATCACAAAACGCTTGATCTTTTGAGTTGGCAACCGTCGAGCCCAAGGGTTGAACGGTTTGACGAACAGACCGTTCGTGCTGCGACCATCAACGGCAAGGTTTCTTTGGCTGTGTCACGCATCCTGATGGACGCAAAGGCTCGGTCCGAGGAACCTCTGGAACGCGAAGATGTGGCACGCCGTATGAGCGATTTTCTTGGCGAGGATGTGTCCAAGCACATGATCGATGCCTATGCCAGTCAATCGCGTGAGGATCACAAGATCAGCGTGGTTCGGGCGGTTGCATTGATGCATGCGACACAGGACTATCGGCTTTTGACCCTGCTGGCAGAAGAGCTTGGCCTGACCGTCATTCCACGGAAATACGAAGGCACGGTTCGCGAAGCAATCCTTGCTGAAAAAATCGAAGAGCTTAACGGAGAGCTTCATTCTCTCCGACGCGGGAGGAAATCGTAATGCAAGAGTGGTTTTCTCCGGCAGAAGCTGCCGCACTGTGCTTAACAGATATGCCTGAGACTGAGCGTGGTGTCCGAAATATGGCACATACAAACGGCTGGCGCAATGCGACCACAATTAACAATGACCCGCTCGCTAGGAAACGCAAAGGGCGTGGCGGCGGCTGGGAGTATCACTGGTCGCTGTTCCCAATCCCGGCCCAAACAGAGCTGCAAAAGCGAGAAATCGCCCGCAAGAAAGCCGAAGCACCGCAATCAAATGGACGGGGTTCGACTGCTGCCCGCGTAGATTGGGAGTGGTTTGAGGCTCTGCCGGAAGCGCGGAAGAAAAAGGCACATGATCGGTTTGCGGTTCTTGATGCGATTTGCACTCTGCAACGTGGTGCTCTTTCGAAAGATCAGGCCGTATGCAGCGTTTCGGCGCAACAGAACATCGGTGCATCCACGATCTACAACTGGTTCAAGTTGGTTGAAGGTTTGGATCGTAAAGACTGGTTACCTGCACTGTGCCCGCGTCATGCAGGCCGCACGAAGAAGGTGCCTTGTGATCCGCTCGCCTGGGAATGTCTGAAGGCTGATTTCCTGCGCCTTGAAAAGCCGCCATTTGCCGCCTGTTATCTTCGACTTGAGACAGCGGCGCAGGAGAATGGTTGGACGATACCAGCTGCACGCACACTTGAGCGGCGGTTGGAAAGCGAAATACCGGCTCCGGTTCGTGTCTTGCTGCGCGAAGGCAGTGAAAAACTCAAGATGATGTATCCGCCCCAGGTGCGCGACAGATCAGAATTCCACGCGATGGAAGCGGTCAACGTTGATGGTCACAAATGGGACGTATGGGTTGAGTTCCCGGATGGCGAGATTTGCCGCCCGATCATGATTGCGATTCAGGATCTGTATTCCAACAAATGTGTCGCCTGGCGCGTAGATAAATCCGAAAACTCTGACCTTGTTCGACTGGCCTTTGGTGATTTGTTCCGTGAATACGGTATCCCGGATCATGCATGGCTTGATAACGGTCGCGGATTTGCCGCCAAGTGCATTTCGGGCGGCACCCCCAACCGTTTCCGGTTCAAGGTGAAGCCTGAAGAACCGAGCGGTATCCTCACCGCACTGGGTATCAACATCCACTGGACCACACCGTATTCCGGGCAATCCAAGCCAATCGAACGCATGTTCCGGGATTTCTGCAACCACATTGCGAAACATCCGAAATTCGCCGGTGCCTACACCGGCAACAAACCGGATGCCAAGCCGGAAAACTATCGCAGTAAAGCGATCCCGCTTGATGAATTTTTGAAGGTCGTTGGCGAAGGCATTCGCGTTCACAACGCTCGTCCAAAACGCAATACGCGGGTGTGCGGTCGGGTTCGGTCCTTTGACCAGGCATTCGATGCCAGCTACGCGGATTCCGTCATCCGTAAGGCCGCCCCCGAGCAATTGCGCATGTGCCTGCTTGCCGCCGAACAGATCCGCACGGATCAGCGCAGCGGCCGCATCGAGCTTATGGGGAACTTCTATTGGGATGAATGCCTGCATGATCACATGGGCAAGTCGATCATGGTGCGGTTTGACCCGGACTTCCTGCATGACAGCGTTTACGCCTATCGCCTTGATGGCAGTTTCATCGGCGAAGTCGGCCTTTGGGAGGCCAGTGGGTTCGCTGATCGCAACGCGGCTCGCGAACATGGCCGCAAGCGTCGGGCATTCATCAACCTGACCAAGAAAGCCGCCGAGATTGAGCGCACCCTTTCACTTGAAGAATACATGGATCTGCTTCCGGACAGCGATGACGCCGACGTGGCACCGCAGCCAGCTGCTGTGCGCCTGGTTACAGGCAATCTTGCACGCCAAGCCGAGGCATTACCAACACCTGATGACGAAGAAGATTTTTCACGGAATTTCCGGGCTGGTCTGCAGATCCTGCAGGGCGGACGGGATGAGTGAGGGCGCGCCGCCGCCAAGCATTGCGCACCCTCTTTGATCAAGACGACCAATAAAGGATTTTAGCATGAACAATATCGTTGCGACAGACAGCACTTTTACAGACGAAGAGATTCAGGAAATCCGCAGTCGTGTCCAGGAGGTCATGGACGCAGAGGGCTACAGCCAAGCAGATGTGGCAAAGCTGACCGGTGTAAAATACGGCACGTTCACTGGTTGGTTCAAAGGCACGTATGCCGGCAACAATTCCCGCGTGGCGGGCGAGGTTCAAATCTGGCTGTCAGGTCTGGGCGAGAAAAAGCAGACGGCAAAGCGGGTGCCGCGCATCCCTGACTATGTTGAAACCCCGTCAACGATCGAGTTCATGAGCGCGTTGCAATATGCCCACGTGCTGCCGGAAATCGCCATTATCGCCGGTGGTGCCGGTATCAGTAAGACGACAGCGTGCGAACAATATGCCCGTACCAATCGCAATGTCTGGGTGGCGACCATGGAGCCGAGCACCAAGGGCACGCACGGCATGTTGCTTGAATTGGCAGAAGTGCTTGGCATTACCGAGAAGTCACCAACCAAGCTGTCAAAGGCAATCGTAAACCGCGTTGATGGTACCAACGGCTTGATCATCATCGACGAAGCCCAGCATTTGACAACTGAGGCGCTTGATCAGGCGCGGTCCATTTATGACAAGGCACGCGGAACTGTCGGGCTGGTGTTTGTTGGGAATGAAACGGTTTACGCCCGACTGGAAGGCAACGGACGCAAACCCGGTTTTGCGCAGCTTTTTTCACGGGTTGGCGTGCGCTGTACACAAAACCAACCGAAAGCAGCCGACATGTGTGCGTTGATCGCTGCCTGGGATGTCACAGACAAAGAAGAAATCCGATACCTCAAGGCGATTGCGCGCAAGCCAGGCGCACTGCGTGGGATGACCAAATGCTTGCAGTTGGCAACCCTTCTGGCGAATGGCGCAGGCGTTCCTCGCACAATCGAACATATCAAGATGGCGTGGGAAAAACATTCCTCGTCAGCAGTGTGAGGAGGTTTGTGATGATCAGCCAAAAACTGTCCAACATCACAGCGGCGTTGCGGAAGATGGCCAACCACAGTTCCGGGAGCCTGAAACTCGATCACGCAACCACAGACATCTTGCTGACCAACCTGCAGGAGCTCTCTGACAGTCTTGGCTCTTACGAGCATAGCGCCGGACCGATCCCTGTTGGTGAGACCAGCCTGCACGCGATCGAGCGCGCCGTTGCCCGAGGTCAGGTCATCAATCTGGCAGACCGACGCACGGCAGAAATACTGCGCCGCGATCTGCCGCCGGACGGCGGGGGATCAGTCGCATGAAACGTTACCGCATTCCCTTCATTCGCTTTTGGCTTCAACAGATCCGCTACTGGCGGACCCTTCAAAGGAAACCGCTATGACGACGATGGCAGAGATCGAACAAATGGCACAGGGCTATGCTGCCGCCCGGATCGAGCTGCAGGAAGGTGTGACCGCCCTGCACGAGGATCTCGAAAAGATCAAGGCCCGATACATGGGCATGATCCGCAAACAGGTCGAAACCGTGCGTGAGCATGAGACAGCACTCAAGAACGCGATTGAGGCTGCGCCTGATCTGTTTACCAAACCGAAATCCCGCACGTTTGCAGGGATCAAGGTTGGGTTTGGAAAGCAGCCAGGACGGCTTGAATGTCCCGAAGATGTCCTTCTGGTCGCGCGCATTCGCAACACACTCCCTGACCAGTTTTCAACCCTTGTGAAGGTTACTGAAAAGCCGGTGAAAACGGCTCTTTCCAATCTTCCGGGAAAAGACCTTAAGCGTCTTGGTATCTCGGTTGTTGATGCGACCGACGCTGTCATTGTCAAGCCGCAGGACAGTGATATCGACAAACTGGTTGCGGCGCTGATCGAGGAGGAATGAGCAATGTCATTCGTAACAATCGAGCCGCCCGTCAAGAATGTCAAACCGGCTATCAAGCCTGACGAAGTTCTGCTGACCACCCGCAAGGTTCATAAGTGCAACATGGTCGTTTTGCGCTTTGGTGATGAGGCCGTCAAACGGCTCAAGCTCAGTGTAGGCAAGCAGTACATGGTGCGCTGGGGCATTGATGACCATGCAGGCAAACTTCGGCTGAGTGAGGTTTCCAAAGGGTGGGAGCTCAAAGTGCCGAAGCGAGGCAATACAGCTCAGATCACGCTCTCCCGCCTTCCTGAGCAGTATCTGGGGCGAGCTTTTCAGGCCAAGAGGATCACTGGTGAACATATCGACGGCGTGTTGGGCCGCAGTGACCCGTTCGTCCAGCTCATCCTTCCGTCTGATTTCTTTGCCGAGCCGGAGGATACCGATGAGCAAGCGTAAGCCAACTGTCTTGTTCTCGGTGCTCTTGGCTGACCGTCGTCAGATCTATGTCCTGGCACGTCATGCCAAGGGGGCATTGAGCGTTGCCATATCGCATGGCTACACACCGGATCGCAGTCCCGGTGTCAGGCCGCGCCGTGTTGATGATGTGCTCAAGGATCGGGCGATCAACTTCAAGTCCGCTGAGGAGGAGGCAGCCTGATGTTTGCCTACTGCTATGAGAGTGGAGACATCCAGTTCGGCGAGCAGTTGCCTGTGAATGCGATCAAGCTCGCGAGCGGTCCTGAAGCCATTCTTCGCCGCCGTATCGGTTCAAACCGTCGCGTGCCTGGCATCCCGGCCGAGGACGCAATTGGTGACCGCCAGGCAATCGAACAATACAGACGATTTCTGATGGCACCACGCAGACGTGTGCGTGGTGGCTGATGAGCCAACCGGGGCCGACCCGAACCTGTTGCAAGTGCTTTTGGTTCGGTCCCGGTACCGCTTCAGCAACGAGCAGTCCACGGACTGCTGATTGGTGCAGCGGCGAGCGGAGATGAGGGCGTTATTGCCAAAACCGTCAAGGCCGTAAGGTCGACCGGAATGGTCCGCTGCACCACCCGCTGAGTTGGCGGGACAGAGCAAACGATAACAAGGTGATTGAAAACAATGGCCTCGCTTCGCGCACAAACCCATGACAGCCGAAAGGTGCTTGCCAATCTGGCAATCGTCGCGGCCGGGTTTGTGCGCGGTCGCGGCCGAATGAAGGCCCGCGAACATCTCCGCAAGGCCATTCACGAAGCGAACGAAGCGTTGAGGGCCGATGGTTCGGTTGCAGATCATTCTGTGACGCTCTCCGACCCTGAACAGTTGGTTCGGGCCTACATCGAGGCCGGTGGCAATTGGCAGGCCTTGGTCGCCGCCGTCAGCCGCCATTCACTTGAGGGGGCAACGCGGCGTCATGACTAGGAAGCTTTTCAAAGAGTTCTCAGAACTGCGCCCATCTGGTGGGTTTCGCGTGATCCTCGCAGATCCAGCATGGCCGTTTGCCAATTACTCGCCCAAGGGCGAAGGTAAAGGACCATTGGCCCACTATGACTGCATGACCGTCGACGAAATTGCAGTCATGCCTGTCGACCTTCTGGCGGCGGATGACTGCGCTCTGTTCATGTGGGTGACTTGGCCGCTTATGCCCTATTGGAACCACGTTCTCACTGCATGGGGCTTCACCTTCAAGGGGCTTGCCTGGGAGTGGCGCAAATTCAATCCGGACACTGGGAAATATGCGTTCGGTACCGGCTACGGTACACGAAAGAACCTGGAACCGTGCCTGTTGGCGACACGCGGAAATCCCCCGCTTAGATCCGAGATGCCTGATGATCTGTTTGGTGTCGGGAGCGTCCCTGAAGGGGTGCGTTCTGTCCGCGACTGGATGGAGTGGTGGCCGGATGACGAGATCCGCGCCAAAGCGCGCGGTCATTCCCGGAAACCTGACGAACAATATGACCGGATCGAAACGATGTTTGACGGTCCATACATCGAGCTGTTTGCGCGTCAGCGCCGAAAAGGCTGGTCCGCATGGGGCAACCAGGTCGACAAGTTTGGAGACGCGGCATGAACCATATCGCGTCAAACAGCACCAAGCCAGCCGGATCAATCTTTGCCAGAACGCCGCGCAAGAAAAAGTATGACCACCGCACGATCAGGATTGAGCAGCTCAAAACGCGGTCCTTTGACTCGTTGCGCCTGCTTTACACGGGCGGGTGGATTCTTGCCGGACCAAAGGATGTGGTTGCTGTCTCGTCAAGCGTAGCGGTTTTGCTGTTGGCCATATCGGGGCATCGGCTTGCGACAGATGAAATCCTGATGGAAGCGCTTTGGCCGCATCCGGATGACATGCCCGACTATTGGGCGGATCAAATCCGTGTTCGGGTTTGCAAGCTCAGAAGGCTCATCAAACGTGTCGGCGGAACTGAGCAGATCGTGGTCGAGCATGGTCGCGGTTACTGGCTTAGGAGGCATGCGAAATGAATGCGTCCTGGTACGAAACCGCTCGCAAGATCATAGCCGAGTTGGACCGAGGTTTGCCCGCCGACTTGTCGCTGAAAGAACGGCGGAAGGCTGTTCGTGAGGCTTACCCGTGGGGTGAGCGCAGCATGTGGCCATACAAGGCATGGTGCAAGGCGCAGCGTGAATATCTTTCCCGGTTTGTGACGCCAGAAGAGAGGCTGCGCAGCCTTCCCCTTACACCGCTTGAGCGTCTGGTTGCCAAGTCAAAACGCGGAGATCAATCATGAGTGCTGTTCGCAAAACCAAAAAGCAGATCGATCCGTTCCGTCGCAGCCTTTATGCAAAGATCGAAATCGCCAAGAAAGAGCTGGCACTCGATGACGATGCTTATCGCGATATCATAGCGCAGCGTTTCGACGGCAAGACAAGCCGGACCCAGCTTGGCACCGCACAATTGGGCGAGCTGATTGATCATTTCAAAACACTTGGCTTCAAGTCGAAGCGCAAAGCGCCAAAACGTGCTGGTAGGGCACGGCTTGCGGACAGTGATACTGCGCGCAAAATCCGTGCGCTATGGATCTCTTTGTATCATCTCGGAGTTATCTCAGACCCCTCTGAGAGCGCCTTGGGGGCATTCATCAAACGGCAAGCCAAGGTCGATGACGCTGCTTTTTTGGTGCCGGAACAAGCCTACAAAGTGATTGAAGCTCTCAAAAGTTGGGCTGAGCGCGAAGCCAAAGTCAACTGGTCGCCCTATCCGATCGGGTTCCGCGACAAAATCGAACGACCGCGTTGCCGCATTCTCGAAGCGCAATGGAAGATCCTGCATCCCGGAAAGTTTGACATCCTCGATCTCTGCCGGTGGGTTGAGCGGTTTGTGAAGAGCCCGCGCCAGATTTCGCATGTTCACCTGACTGATGTTCAGGCCGATCAGGCAATAGAGGCTCTTGGTGCGCGTGTGCGTGCGCTGAAAGGCGGCGCCAAGTGAACCTTGATGCACTGATCGCGCACCGCACTCATTGTTTTCTGCACGTGCTGAAACGGGCGCGCGCCAGACACATCGATCTTTCACCCGCCGCAATCGAGAGCCTGCAGGATGCGATTGAACGCCTTGAGCGTGCCTTTGTTCGCGGTGGTCAGGCCAGATATCGTCTGACGGTTCGCCATGCTGGCCAGTGGCTGGTTGTGACCTATGACGCTCGTTTGCACTGCCTGGTCACTGTCTGGCCTGACAAGAAAAGGGTGCGGTGATGGCTGAGAGCGAATGCCGAGCATGTGATGGCACGGGGTGGCTTTGGATTTGGCCTTGCACCGAATGCACCAAGAGCAATGGTCAGAAGGAAGGGACCAAGGATAATGAACGAAGACCTGAAGAAAATTCGCGAGAAGATCAGAAACCTGCGGAATAAAACCGTAGCGAACGGTTGCACGGAAGCAGAAGCCAACTCTGCAATGGCTATGGCATTTCGCTTGATGTCTGAATACGGGCTGGCCGACGGTGATTTGGAATTTGAGCAGCTTCGCGCCGATAGCTATGGGGCACGCAGAACTGTCGTCGATGGTCTATGGGCTGTCGTTGGCAAAGTCTGTGCGTGCCACGTCTATTATGAAAAGTCTGACCGGACGCGCATTGTCTATACCGGGCGACCAGTTGATGTGGCTGTCGCTGAATACCTTCATGATCTTCTCAGCAGTGCGGTCAAATTTGCGACGGGTGAGTTTCGCAAGCATCCAGAATACACCAAGCGACGCAAAGCCAAGACGCGCAACGCAGCGGTAAAGGCGTTTCAACTGGCCCTTGTTGCCCGTCTGGCGAAGCGCCTTGGTGATCTTTGGTGGACCCGCGCCGAGGCAACGGGAGATGCGGAAAAGTTCTATCTTGATCACACATCGCATATCGAACGCATTTCAGCCGATATTGCACGACGCGGGGTCGAGTTTGTCAATCGTCCAAGCCTGAAGCTACCGGATCGTCGCTTTGATGGTGCGCGCGTCGTTGGATATCGTGCAGGTGACAAGGTAACGATTGATCCGGGTGTGACCGGCGCATCGCGTGACCCACTGCTTTTGCAAGGTCGGGGTAATGGTTGAAGACATCCGCTCTTGGCCTGTCGGGTTACGCAGGTTGGCCGAAGTCATCGGCCCGGCCGCAGCCGTGCGTCTTGCAGAAGCATTTGGAGGAACCGAGGACATTTATATTCCGATCACGGCTAACCCTTCTCACTCATTCACCGATATCATCGGTCTTGACCGGCTTGAGGCTTTGTGTGCTGAATTCGGCGGACGCAAGATCGAGATTCCGCGCGGCACCTTCCGCGACCTCAAGAAAACCCGCATTATGGACGCTGATGGGACCAATCGAACCGTTGCCTTGACGCTTGGCTGTTCACAGCGATATGTACGCAAAGTCCGCTCTGAAGTGCGTCAACAGACCCAGCCGGACCTTTTTTCCGAAAAAGAGTGATAGCCGGAACAGTTCCGGCCACGCGCGATAAGATCAAGATCGCGCATCTTGCTACCAACACAGTTGGAGCAAGTCATGTTTCCCCCGAAGCTATTTCTCGGCACCGTCATTCGACCGGTGCTTTCAAGCCTTAGTTCAGTTGACCCACGTCTGAATAGTGTGGCAGCCGAGCAATTGCTGCTGGGCACCGCCTTGGCGGAAAGCGGGCTTGCGGCTGTTTCTCAACACGGCGGCGGTCCCGCACGTGGATTTTTCCAGATCGAACCGGCAACGGCAAATGACGTTTTCGAACGCTGGCTTAAGGTCCAGCGCAAACGCGCCCTGGAAGATATCGTTCATCGCCTTCGCGTCCTGCCGGGGCGGGAAAAGGCAATTGATGAGCTGTATGGCAACCCGTTCTTTGGCTGCGCTTTGGCACGGCTCAAATACTGGATGTCACCCGATCCGCTGCCATCCGCGGGTGATTGGCCCGATATCGCCGCCTATTGGAAACAGCATTACAACACGCCTGCAGGTGCAGGAACGCATCAGCATTTCCTGCGCGCGATCGAGGGTGTGCGGGATCTTTGGGACATGAACGAGGAGACGGAAAATGTCCACGCCTGAAATGGCCACCAAACAATGGTGGCAGTCCAAAACCATTATCGGTGCTCTGGTATCGTTGATCTCGACCCTTTGCGCGAGCGTTGGCGTCACAATCGCACCGGAAATGCAGACTGAAATCGTCACGGCCCTGGTTGCCTTTGGCGGTGTGGTCGGTACCGGTCTTTCGATCTATGGCCGAATCAAAGCCAGCCATGCCATCGGCAAGGTGGATAAGAATGCCATCAGGTCGATTGCCATTGCGTTACTTGTCTTTGGTGGCATCGGGCTTGGCGGACCGGTGGCCTGCGCTTCCTACACCGCCTATCAGGCCGAGGACGCGACACCCGCACAGACAGTTTTCGCCCTTCAGTCTGACTACAATACAGCGCTGGTCGCGGCGACCGAGTTTGTCCGAAGTCCGCAGATCGATCCTGCAACGGCCGATATCGTCAAGCGGCTGGAAATTGCCGCTCATGACGCCTTGATGGAGGCGCAGGTAGCCGTTCGAGCCGAGGATAGTCCAGCCATTCCGGTGGCGATCTCGGCAGCGCGATCGGCCCTTGCCGAATTCGGAGCATATCTTTCGAAGAAAGGAGCCCTGCCGTGAGCATCGCACAACTGATCTTGCTTGGTATCCAGATCGGCAATGCCGTTTCGGCCGGTGTGCCGATGGCCATCAAGGCAAAGGAAGCGATTGACAGGATGATCGCCGAAAACCGAGATCCAACCGACGCGGAATGGGCCGAGCTTAATGCCCTGACCGATGCTTTGCGCAACGAGCTGCATCAAGGCGGCATAGATGCCTGACATGATCGACGCCGCACAGGCGAGCGAGGAAATGTGGCTGGACCAGGCAAAGGCCAAGTCCCGCCACAACCAAACAGGGGCCGGGCGCGCCGAATGTATCGATTCCAGTGAACCGATCAAGGAAGCGCGACGGAAAGCAAATCCACATGCAGTTCGCTGCGTGCGTTGCCAGAGCGATTTTGAGCGGGGGAAATAGGTCGTGACGCTTGAACTACTGACAAAATACGGTTGGCTCATCGCCTTGGTCCTTCAGGGCTTCATCGCTTGGATTGGCTGGTCGATCAAGGAACGCTTCGTCACTCGTAAAGATTACGAGGAAGACAAAAAGCAGCTCGACGGCTTGGTAAGCCGGGTCAAAAGGGTTGAGGAGATGCTTGAGGATCTGCCCGACCAGTCCGAGATCCACGACCTGAGCATGGCGCTTGAGAAGCTGTCCGGAAAGATGGGCGGCCTAATGGAACGTGTAGAAGCTGCGTACCGAAATCAGGATCGATACGAACGTGTTCTTAATCGCATCGAAGATTTCCTGCTGACCAACAAAGGGGCATAACCGTGAGCTATCCTGATTTTGTCGCGGAAAAACGCCGTTTAACCATTCTGCGATATCTGAAAGAAGAAAACGGATACTCGGCGAACGACAGTGTGATGCATTCGGTTGTCGATCATTTCGGGTTCAGTTGTTCGCGCGATATGGTGCGGGGCGACTATGCCTGGTTGCGCGATATGGGCTTGGTAACGGTCGAGGAACTGTCGGCCTCTGTCCACACTGCAACCATCACCCAGCGCGGTATTGACGTGGCCGCTGGCAATGTACGTGTTGCCGGTGTTGCTCGCCCCGGACCGGGGGCCTGAAATGGCGACTAAACCCAAGATCGAGACAGAACTCTCCGAAGAGGATCTGAAAGCCTTCCGGCACCTGATGGCGACGGGACGTTGCTCTATCGATGATCTTGTTAGTTGGCTTGGAAAGCGGGGTTATGAAATCTCCCGCTCTTCGGTCGGACGGTATAGCCAGAACTTTGAGCGTGTGGCAGCGCGTCTTAGGGAATCCCGACAGATCACGGAAGCAATCACCACCGAACTTGGTGATGCAGCTGTGCAAGGTAAGCAGGGCCGTCTTTTGGTAGAGATGACCAGGACGCTTGTATTCGACATGCTGATGAAGTTTCAGGAAGAGGATGCTGAGCTCGATACCAAAGATGTGATGATGTTGGGCAAGGGCCTGGCTGAGTTGGGTAAAGCGCTGCGTCTCGATCAAGACTTTGAAACCAAGCTCAGAGAACAGATCCGGGATGCTGTCGATCGCAAGCTTGAAACAGTCGAGAGCGAATTGGGTGATACAGAAACATCCGATCCGAAAGCTGTACTGAAGCGCATCCGTGAAGAAGTTTATGGGATCATCGTCGAATGACCAAAACCCAGCCTGCCGTTCCATTGTTCAAATATCAGCGTGACTGGTTTCTTGACCGGTCGCGTTTCAAAATCGGCATGTTCGCCCGCCAAACAGGCAAGACGTTTACGACGGGCCTTGAGATCGTTGATGATTGTTTCGATGCGTGGGTCAACGGCAAACGTGCCCGCTGGGTCATTCTCTCCCGTGGTGAACGGCAAGCCAAAGAAGCAATGGATGAAGGCATCAAGCTTCATGCCAAAGCCTATCAGATGGGCTTCGAAGAGTTGGAGTATGAGGTCTCCGGGGCCGATGACAGCCGTTACAAAGCCCTCGAGGTCGTTCTTCCGGGGGGATCGCGCATTACTGCGTTGCCGGCCAACCCTGATACGGCTCGCGGCTTCTCTGCCAATGTTTTCCTTGATGAATTCGCGTTCCACCGGGACTCTCGTGAAATCTGGAAGGCGCTGTTCCCGGTGATCAGCGCGGGGCACAAGCTGCGCGTTACTAGCACCCCGAATGGCAAGGGTAACAAATTCTATGAACTGATGACGGCCGGGGATAGCACCTGGTCGCGTCACGAGGTTGATATCTATCGTGCGGTGAGCGATGGGCTGCCCCGAAGCATTGAAGAACTGAAACAGGGCATCGCAGATCAGGATGCCTGGGAACAGGAATATGAGCTCAAATGGGCCGATGAGGCGACAGCCTGGCTAACCTACGAACTGATCATGCCGTGTGAAGCTGAGGATTCTGGTGATCCGTCAAAGTTCACAGGTGGCAAAACCTTTATCGGCAACGACATTGCACGACGTAACAACCTTTGGGTTGCTTGGGTTTTGGAAGAGGTCGGGGACGTTCTGGTCACGAGGGAAATCCGTGCCGAGAAAAATATCTCTTTTTCCCGGCAGGACGAAATCATGGACGAGTTGTTTTACCGCTATAACCCTGTGCGCATCGCAATGGACCAAGGCGGTATGGGCGAGAAGCCCGTTGAAGATGCCAAGAAACGCTATGGCGAGTTGAGGGTGGATGGCGTTTTGCTTCAGGGGCCAACGCGCCTGAATATCGCGACAATGGGAAAGCAGAAATTCGAGGATCGAAAAATTCGCATTCCTGCCGGCGATCCTGCATTGCGCGCCGACCTTCACAAGGTTCGCAAGGTTACAGGTGTCACCGGGGGTATTCGGCTGGTTGCTGATGATGATGCAGAGGGACACGCCGACCGGTTCTGGGCGGGAATGCTGGCTATTGCGGCGGCCAGCGAAGCTGAACTGCCAGCGGCGGGTGCTACCGTAGACCACGATCCAGAAATCTATGACGTTCGGAACATGCCGGGCCGGGACACTAAGCGTCTGTTGCAGCGGCCGGGAACGCCTTTTGACGGGAGAAAACGCACATGGGCTTGAAAAATATTCTGTCACTGGGCGGTCTGTTTTCCAAGAAGGAAACAACGGTGCGTGAAGCGGCTGGAAAGACGATCGACAATGACGAGGAAGGCTGGCGTCGTCTGACTGGCGATGCGCGTCGGGATCTGTCATCGATCACACAGACCCGCATGCAGGAACTTGGCGTCTATATGTGGCGAACCAATCCGCTGGCCAATCGACTTATAGAGCTCCCTGTGGCGTTTCTGCTGGCCGAAGGCGTTACGCTTCAGGTCAAAGATGACGAAGCTCAGAAATGGCTTCGAAAGTTCTGGAACGATCCCATTAACAATATGGATATCAAGCTGCCGAAAAAGGTCCGTGAACTGGCCCTTTATGGGGAACAATGCTATCCGGCCTTTGTGAACGAAATGAACGGTCATGTTCGGTTGGGCTATCTTGATCCGGGACTCATCGAAACGGTTGTTACCGATCCGGACAATATCGAGCAGCCGATCGGGGTGGTAACCAAGAAGGATCGAAAAGGTATTTCGCGGCGCTATCGCATCATTGTGAACGGTCCTGAAGATGCATTTTCGCAACGGACGCGCGATATCCGCGAAACCTTTACCGATGGTGATTGCTTCTATTTCACGGTCAACGATTTGTCGAACGCGACCCGTGGACACTCGGACCTGTTGCCCCAGATCGATTGGCTGGATGGCTACGATCATTCACTGTTTGGCGAGCTCGAGCGCTGGGACTTCCTGCGCGCATTTGTGTGGGATGTGACCCTGAAAGGGGCAACGCCCGAGGAGGTCAATCAACGTGCCCGCGAGATTGCACCGCCGCGACCGGGCAGCGTGCGCGTCCATAACGACAGCGAAACATGGAACGCCGTCGTTCCGGAACTTAACGGAGCCGATAACAATGAAACGGCGCGTTTGTTCCGCAACCATATTCTTGGTGGCCGTTCGATCCCCGAGCACTGGTTTGGTGGCGGCGGCGATGTCAACCGCGCAACAGCGGGCGAGATGGGCGAACCGACCTTCAAGGATCTGTCCATGCGTCAGCGCTATATCAAGCATATGCTTGAAGAGATTGGCACCTTCGTCATTCGTCAAAAGACTTTGGTCCTTTATGGCTCGGAACCCGATCAGAGCAATGAGCCGGAGGACTACGAGGTCTCGGCCGTGTTCGCAGAAATGATTGCAAGCGACACCTCGAAATACGCTACCGCCCTGGTCAGTGTGGTCACGGCCGTTGCGGCCGCTGTTGATCGTCATTTGTTGAGCCAGACATCTGCGGTCGCTCTTATTGCCCTGGTTGCCGGTCGCATGGGCCTTGAAGTCGATCCTGACGCGGAACTCGAGCAGGCTTTGACAGACAAGGGCAAGCAGCAGGAAGAAGACAGTTTTCCGGGCTTCGAAGAGGATGAGGCTGCATGACCATCGACCCTCGGGATAAAGCATTCAACAAGGAACGTAAGCGTCAGCTGAAGCTTTATTCGATACAAATGCGGTCAGCGCTCAAAGAAGTCGTCGAGATCCTCAAGTCCGGCAGGCAACGAATTGTTGCTGAACTGGCCTTGGGGGCATCGGAGTTTCAAGCTTGGCAGTTGCCAAATATCCAGCAATCGATCGACAAGGTTCTCAAAGAGATTGGGGACGAAATGGCCAGTTCGGGAAGTGAACACCTAACTGCTGCCCACGCGCTTGGTGTTGATCTTATCGAAAAACCTCTAGCAGCCGGCGGGCTGCGGATTGCTGGAATATTGCCTGAAATCGATCGACGCCAGTTGATGGCCATACGGTCCTTTCTTACCGACCGGCTCAAGAACGTCAGTGCTGAGGTCGCAAACAAGGTGAAGGGACAGATCGGACTGGTCATGATAGGCGGACAAACGTCGTCGGATGCTGCTACTTCTGTTGCAATGTTAATCGAGAGTGAGAGAAGTCGGGCTGTTACGATTGTTCGGACAGAGATGGGGCGTGCGTTCTCAGTGGCATCCCAGGAACGTCAGAAACAGGCGGCCGAAATGTTGCCTGGT